ATACTGGATGACAACCAATACCAAGAATAAGCGCAAGAATGAATGCGCCCGTTAGATCCCATATATTGATGTGTTTCATAATCGTTTCCTTTTTGTTCAATTTGCTGAATTTTGGGTAAGACAAACCGCCACACGATAAAGTGCGGTCGGTTTCTGGGGAGTTTTAATCGTGAATTTGGTTGTAGACTATTGCGTTCTTATCGAAATTACGAACGTGTTCTAGCACTCGCCAATTGTCATTACTTACGCATTTAAAGTCTTTTGTTATGCGGTTAATTGTGTCATTTGTGCTTTGAACAAGGCGATAGTATTCCATACCTTGACCGTAGGCTTTTGGTGCAAAATGCGAGCCTAGTTTTTGCAATGGAGAATAGAGTTTGCGTAATGTTTCAGTACAACGACTAAATGCAAACCAAGCCCAAGCAAGTTGTTGTAGCTCGTATTCAGTAAATGAGAATGTGTATTTCTTTTCAGGTTCAGGTAAAGCCAGTTGTTGTGGTTGCTTGGCTCGTTTTTCAATTTCGATAAAGTGCTTACGGATTTGTCTGCCTTTTTCGTTACGTTCGACCATTCCAAGTTCTTTGCCCATGTCGAGAGTAATGTGGTATTCCTTGCGAGGTCTGCCATTGGTGCGTTCGGTTACGATGATGTAGTCTTCGTTTTCAATGAAGCCGTAGTCGGTTATGCGATCTTTGATCCACGTTGCATATTCACGTTTGCTTTCCACAAATGCGTGTAATTCACGTGCATTGCAAAGTTGAATTTGAGTATTTTGAATAGTTCCGTTGAAAACAGGAATTAAGTTTGAATTTGTCATAGTGTTGTTCTCTGTACTAAGTTTTTGAAACTCACCACGAACAAACGCCAATTTGTTGGTGGTGAACTGATCAGGATTGGCGTACCGTGTACAGAGTAACGGCGATCTTTCGATCTCCCAACCAGCCCACCATTGGACTTTTAGATAAATTTATCTAAAAAGGTTTTTGACAAATTTGTCAAAAAGGTAGATTTGCTGATTTTCGGCTATAAAAAAAGCCGCTTTGAGCGACTGTTATTCTTCACCGCTCTGTACATTCAGGAACGCCAATTCCCGACTTTCTGTTGAAAGTGGGTATATCCTAAATCAAAGAGCGGTATTTTGTCAAATTAGATTTTGTTTTATTCTTCCGTTACAATCGCAGAGAATGTAGCTTGTTCAATTTTTCCCGCTCTGCGTTTTACCATTCCACTTAGCTTAATGGTATTAATGTCTTTTATACGGTCGATGATTGTATTTACACCTTCATCGCCTAACATATCAGGATCTATGTTTGCAGTGAAAGTTTCACCTGAATTTGTGCGAGCAAAAATGGATATTTTCCCTTCTTGGCGTTTTACCCCATCAATGTATAGGTCTAATGTTTCAGGAATAGTCTGTGCTTTTTCTTGTTTATCTAAATCCTCAACAATTTTTTCTAATTGTGGTTTTTTTAGCTGGATTGTTGAATTATCAATTTGAGTAAAAGTGACTTCATCTGCATCACTTACTGATCGTGCTATTTCTGCAAATCCTTTCTGAGTATGAGATTCAACTGCTTCAATAGAGTGTTTAAATCGTGAGTTTTTACTCTCTGTTGCAATTTCTTGAATTGTTGATAAGATTTTATCCAATTTTTGAGTTTCGTTTTCAGAAACTACCTTGTCTTTTTCCGCTTGAATCTTTACTATTTCAATTTCTGATTGATTTTCTATATATTTTTCTGCTCCAAAATAAAGCCCAGCACAGATTGTTAGAGCAATGATTGTAAGTACTTTTTGATTTCCAGTCATACCATTAGTCACTTCTTTTACAAGGTCTTTAGCAGAATTACAAAATTCAGTAAGGTTAGCTATAATCTGAGTGCATCCATCATTAATTTCAAATTGGATTTCTAAAGCTTCTTTTTCTTTCTGAGTGAGTTTTCTTAAATCTGGTACGCCTGCTTTAATTTCAGCATAGGCTTTCCAAATTTCGTTTTGATATTCACATATTCCTTTACAAATTGCAAAATTCAATGAGCCATTATAACGATTAGGATCTCCCTGCACTTTGATTTTTAGCTGATTAAGGAAAGAAAAATCAATTTTATCAAATTCAACAGAGGAACCGTTTTTTAATTGTTGAATAAAATTAGTTAATTCTGGTTCGTTTTCAATTTTCCACATAGAAATTCCTTAATTTAGACGCAAAAAAAGCCGTTCAAAACGGCTTGAGGCAGATAGTAAAATAAAAGGGTAGGGGTTGTCAATAAAAAAGCCTGTGTTGTAAACAGGCTTTAGGGTTATTCTTCAAGTAATGGTTTTTCTTTGAGTTGTCCTATTGCTTTTGTTTGCAATAATGAATTCATTTGCTGAATAGCAAGGCGATTAAGTATGGCAAGGCGTTCTTCTTGAGATATGCCTTGCTGGATTAATAAGGCATTTTGGCTTTCCAGTCCAGCAAGAACCGTTAATTGTTCTACTGTTGCATAATCTCGCATATTGCCTTTTAAGTCAGGATTTTCATCACGCCATTGTTTCGCAGTTTGCCCAAATAAGGCTTGATTTAATATGTCAGCTTCACTTGAATAAACAAATTGGTGTTGTTTTGTATTAAGCAATCTTGGGATTAAATGGTCTTTAATGGCATCGGTATGAATGCGGTAGTTCGCTTTGCTTAGAATGCGTTTGACATTCCATTCTAGTCTATTATCTTCAGCTTCTTTCTGTTTTAAGCGTTGGAACTCTTTGATGAGGTAGAGTTTGAACTCTGGGCTTAGCCAAGAACCAAATTCAAGGGCTATGTCTCTATGTGCGTATGTACCACTACCGTAGCGTCCAGTTTTAGCAATTAAGCCAATAGCATTCGTAGCAGACCACTTTTTTACTGACATTACAAAACGATTTAAGCCAATGTTATTTTTAATTTGGTGTAATTCCACCAAATTAAAATCAGGGTTATTCAGCTCTTCCCATACTTGGAGAAATTCAATCGTATTTTTGTTTTGTAGCCAGTTTTTGATTAGCTGATCACCATCGCCAAATGCTTTACACATATCGGTAAGACTAATGTAATCTTCACCATTTCGATTTGTAATTCTAATCTCTGTGTCTTGTACGACAATAATGTTCTCAGCCATTTTAATTTCCTTTTGCACAAAAAATTAAACCGCCAATTTATCATAAAAAAAGCCGTTATTAAACGGCTTGTAGTGCGATTATCTTAATCCGAAAGAGCGGTGGTTGTCAAATTACTATCTCAACAAAACGAGAAAAATATAGCCTGTCGTGAATAAAATCAGAACGGATACTATATATTCTGTCAGTATTGGGTATGTTTTCTCAAAGCGTTTAAAATACTGTTTTAATTTGTTGAACATTGGGAGTTCCTTATGAAAATTGGAAAACTTGAGTATGCGTTGAAATTTATTCAATGGTGTGTGCCATTTTGGTTTTATTGATAGTTGCTTGGCTTTTTTACCTTGCCCAAGCTACAAGGCTTATGGTCACCACAACACATAAGGAATTGATTTTATTTTGTGCTAACTGTATATTTTTAATACCACAACACAAAATAAGGATTAAATCATGAAGAAAATAACGGCTGATAAAATAGCATTAGTTATTGCTCGAGATATTTTAAAAACCAATTCTCAATATCAAAGAGATATTAATTCAATGGTAGCAAGGGAAATTGCTAATTTCGTGAATACATTATCTGAAGAATTCCAAAAAAACCTTGATGATGGTATTCAGTCATCAGATATAATTAGGACTTATAAGAATCAATCAGGTGGATAGCATCGCATAAAGATTCAGCAAGTTCCTTTAAAGAAACGTCTGTAGTGTTTGATGCACTTTCTAAAATAGCCTGTTTGATTCGCTCTTTATCGAAATCAGACAGGTTTTTTTCTACTACTACAATATTTAAATCTTTAGGATTTCCTAGTTGGTCATTCAAAATGACTTGCTTAATTATTTCGTAATTTTTGTTTGTCATATATTCTCTCCGTGTTTATTCTTCCCAAAGTGATGTTGTTCGCAAGTTTGCTAATGGTATTTTCCGTAAGCTCCAGAAAGATGATCTTGAGAGCAAGCGTTCACGTCGTCCTAAATTACGTGATCTGGACGATATTGAGCAGGAAAGTATTAATAACGCAATTGTGCGTGTTGCTGGCTGGGAAAATGTCGAATGGGAAGGCAAAGCGCTAGAGTTTAACGATGAAAACGTTAGTAAAGTGCTTAATAAATGCCCTTGGTTATGCTCTCAAATCGTTGAGCATTCAGATGACTTGGGAAACTTTCTAAAGAGCGGATCGAAAGATTAATCGATCACGCTCGAGAAGAATTTAAGCTTAATAAACCAGTCAAAAATAGCGATGCAACATTAAGAGAACATCTACAGGCTGTCTGGGAGCAGACTGGAATTAAGCCTGATGAGCTGAATACACCGGAGCCACCTAGTGGGTTAATGTATTTATTCAGCTATTTTAATGAACTTTCTCTATCTAGACAGTATGGCATGGCAGTCAATCCTATTTCATACTCAGATATTCTTGCGTGGTCCATTCTTACAAAGGTAAGTTTGGCAGCTTGGGAAATTGAGGTTATTAAGCAAATTGATATTGTTTATTTAAACAGCCAAACTGAAACATAAGCCAAGGTGAAATGCCTTGGCTATTTTTATGGTAAGAATATGAGAGTTTTTGAATACGCACCCCAATGGGGCATGGAAATGAAAAAAAAGCCAAGCGTAAATACAATTAGCTTTGGCGACGGCTATGAACAGCGTATCCCACAGGGAATAAATAATAACCTTCGCGTTTATTCAGTTTCTTTCTCCGGGAGTGAGGAATTAATTTATGAGATTGATAAATTTCTCAGCGATCATGGTGCGGTAAAATCTTTTCTTTGGACGCCATACAATTCAACGCAACAAGGATATTTTAAGTGTGAAGAATGGGGTGTATCTCACAAAACGGGTTTTTTTACATTGTCTGCGGAGTTTAAAGAGGTGATCGGCTCAAATAGCCAACAGGCAAATGAAGAATCATCATCTGGACAATGCATTATCCCTGATGATCCACCCGATCTTGTCGCAATTCTTAATCAAAAACTGGAGCAGTTAAATGGCTAACTTAAATAAAATTCTTATTGAGTTCGCTCAAGCAGTCAGTGAAAAAGTTCTTAATGCGTTAAGCAAAATCAAAGAACTTGAAGAAGAAATACAAACGATTAGCAGAGCAAAAGGAGAACAAGGTCCACCCGGTCCATCTGGTCCGCCGGGAATTCAAGGTTCTCCGGGTATTCAGGGACCACCCGGTCCGTCTGGTTCAGATGGTCGTAATGGATATACATTTACGCCAAGTTTATCTAGTTCGGGATTATTAAGCTGGATTAATGATGGTAATTTACCCAATCCAAGCGCAATAAATATAAAAGGACCTAAAGGTGATATTGGACCTCAAGGGCCCACTGGACCACAAGGGAAGCGAGGACCAATAGGACCTCGTGGTCCCGCAGGTTATGAAGGAGAGATATCTAACTCATACAACGGTAATAGAAGAAATGTTCCAGTTAGTGAGTATGCTGTTGGTGAGTTGTACAATTATGTATACGGATCTCTACAAGCACAACCTGAGCGAGTTTGGGCGGGCAACGTGAACTCTGGGAATATTACATTAAGTAAGAATGTATTAGGCAAGACTGTTATCGTTCTCATGCAGCATGGTCAAAGTCACACTCTAACAGATAATAATTTAGTTGAGGTTGTGAGTTTTAATGCGTTTAACATCGAAAATAAAAACAGCGGTGATATATCATTCATTTCTGTTATTTGGTATCACTCATATAATGACGTTAGACAGCTTAGATTTGATATCAGCGTATCTGGTACAACTATGAGAGTATCTTCAACTGGTGGTAGATATTTAAAAGAGGTGTACATTATTTGAGGATGTTTATGGAAGTTTATTTCTTTAAAAAAGACTTGTCGCAATATCAAGTCTTTCCTGTGCCTGAAAATTTAAAAGATTTCATCAAAATAGAAGTCTATGATTTATCGGAACTGGAAATTAAACAACTTATTCTCAACGACGGACAATATATTCTCGTTGAGAAACAGCCAAGCGAGATGCATCTCTGGCGCAATGGTGAATGGGTTCTTGATGAAGAAAAGCGTATTCAGATTAAGCATGATTTTATTCAGAAATTAACTGATAACATCGACAACACTGCTGCGAATATCACAGCTAAATGGACACGCTTTGCGGAAGAGTACAAAGAGCGAGAATCGGCGGCAACGGCATTTAAAGAAGCCGGTTTTACTGGTGAAGTAAGCATTTATATTTCAAGTTTTGCCACCGTTGCGGGACTTGATAATAAATCAGCAACGCTTTTAATTCTCAAGCAAGCAGAAGGCTTACGCGCATTGCAAGAACAGCTCGCAGTTCAGCGAATGCGTAAGTATGAGTTAAAGCATGATGAGTTGAGCGATGAAGAACTGCAAAATATTCATGACGATATTATTTCAAAAATGCGACAACTAGCGGAGGCTCAACAATGACGGAAGGTAAGGTTTATTTAGCTCTGTATAAAGGCAAGAAAACAGGTTGGACACCTAAAGCGATCTTGGCTCGATTATCAGATTGGTTAACTCGTAAGCTTACTAAAGGCTTATACAGCCATTGTGAAATTGTCGTAAATAAAGGTTTTAAGGTTTGCTATTCGTCATCAATACGAGATGGTGGAGTACGTAGTAAGATCATGTATTTAGAACATGAAAAGTGGGATTTAATTGAGCTCCACGACGTTACAGAAAAACAAATTGAAAGCTATTTTAAACAAACCGAAGGTATGAAATATGACTTTTGGGGAGCTATCGGCATAGTGCTTGGCATCAAACAAAAACGCAGCAAGTTTTTTGTTCGGAATGGTGCTTCAATGCCATCAAGAATAGCGATCAAGGTTGGCGATTCAGTCCGAATCACTTAGCTGTTATTTTTAATAAAGATTAAAGTTAGTGAAAAAATCATGCAATTAGGACTGATTAAGTGACTGATTTAGATTGGCGCTTAATTGGTCCTCGTTTAATAAGCTATGGCAAATGGTATTTACTAAATAAAAATGACTTTATAACAAAACTTCTTTTGTTTTCTGTATAATTCAGAAAAAACACACACAAGGAGTTTATATGAAAAAGTTATTGAAGTGGATATTTATCATTTTATTTGTATTTCCTGCTATTTTTGGAATTCTCGCGTCAAAAAACAAAAACGCTAAAGAGGACAAGGGTGTTTCTGATAGTGTAGAAAACAAACCCAAAGTCGAGCAAATTGAGGATAATTCTAAGAGTAAGATTGTAGAGAATGCTTATTTTGCGATGACTAAAAAAGACAATCCTAAGACATACAAGGCTTGGGGGAGTGAATGGATAAAAAAATAAACGATCTTGGTCCATTAGCTGGTGAGCTTGTAGCAAAATCAAGGTCATGTGATAAAGTTGTGGATATTGCCTTATCGGACACCAAAAGCAAACCAAAGCAGAAGATCGTTTTCTACGTTGATTGCAAGAATAAAGAGAGATTTTATATCAGCGAAGACGATATAAAGAGCCAAAATAAAGTTTTTTCTGTTAATGAGTCCTTTAAAAATATTGACTCAGAAAAATATTATAAAGCTTGCCTCAGTGGAATTAAATCTAGAGCTAATCATCCTTCAACGGTTGAAACGAGTATTTTTGGGCGTGCTATTGGATCAACTACAACTGGTGGCATTCTTGTCAGAATGGATTTTACTGCCAAGAATTCATTTGGATTAGAGGAGAAGTTCACGGCAGCATGTTCTTGGAATGATGACAAATTCGAGATAAATATTTATAACAGATAACTAGTAAAAAAATGATAATCAGACCGCATTTTTATGCGGTCTTTTTTTATCCTAGAAACTATAGCAATCCCTAAAAGTTAATGCTTTTAGGGATTTTTTTATCATAAAAATTTATGAGGTTGATATGACAGATTTTGCCAAACTTCACCTAAATGTAACATCATCTGGTATTGATAAAGCTGATAGAGACCTCGCAAAGCTACAAGGTAGCGCAGGAAGAACAGAAAAACATATCGAAAGCCTTGTTAAAACAATTGGGCGATTAAAGTCACTTCTTGCTGCTGGTTTGGGTATTCAAGGGATCAGCACGATTATTCAAATGACGGACAAGATGACCGCGTTAAATGCTCAAATTAAATTTGTGACTAGCTCAACGCAAGAATTTAACAAGGTTAAACATGAATTATTCGATATCGCGCAGAGAACACGAGGAAGTTTAGAAGCAACCACTACGCTTTATGTTCGTTCTTCAAGGGCGTTAAAAGACTATGGGTATAGTCAAAAGCAAGTGCTTGGATTTACCGAAACACTTAACAAAGCAATGGCTGTTGGTGGTGTTGGTGCGCAAGAACAAGCGACGGCTCTATTTCAGTTATCTCAAGCATTAGGTTCTGGGCGGTTACAAGGTGACGAGTTTAGATCTATTTCTGAGGCAGCTCCAATTATCTTAGATACGATTGCTGAGTACATGGGGAAATCTAGAGCAGAAGTTAAAAAGCTAGCCTCAGAAGGAAAAATCACCTCTAAGATAATTTTTGAATCAATTAGTGGTGCAAGTGAGAAAATCTCGGAATCATTTGAGAAAATGCCCTTAACTTTCGGGCAATCAATGACCTTATTACAGAACTCAGTTTTAAAATGGGTTTCTGAAATCAACACCTCCACCGGTATTATTGCTGGTTTAGCAACGTTAGTTTCAACTCTAGCTTTAAATTTTGATAGTTTCGCCAAGGCGGCTATTTACGCAACATCGGCTTATGCGGCATTTAATGTTATTTCTTTAGCTTCTAATTTCAAATCTGCGAATGATGGTGTTGGATTGCTTTCATTTGGTTTTAGAAGTCTAACTGGAGCAGTAAGAGGTGCTACTGTAGCAATGTTAGCAAACCCAATTGGAATGCTTACTGTAGCTATTATTGGTGCCGCTTATGCGTTTGATCAATTTATTAGTGGTATGGAAGTAAGTGCCTCCACTATGAACGCAACATGGGGTGATGTTGCGCTTGGTGTGTGGGATGATTTTAAAACTGTTGTAGGTGATGTGGTAGATTGGTTCGTCCTCACTTGGAATGATGCTACAGACACACTGGGGGATATATTTGGCGGTGTAGTCAATACTGTGATCTTATTTGGTGGAACGGTCCTTGATTATTTCAAATCACTAATAAATGGCATTCTTGGTGCGTGGAACTTTGGATTTGATGCCATTAAGATTATTTGGGGTAATTTTCCTGCTGTCTTGACTGGTTATGGTAAATCAGCAATTAATGGATTACTAAAAATAGTTGAAATCGGCATTAATAAAATTATTGACTTTCTCAAGGCTCCAATTGAGATGCTGAACTATATATCTGAAAAGTTCGGTAATGGAAATTTAGTAGATACTTCTGATTGGAAAGTTGATTTAAGTGGCTTTAGACTGGAAGTTACACAAGCTGAACAAGATATCAAGGATAGGCTAGGTAATGCACTAACAGAAGCATTCAGCCAAGACTATATTAAAGACGCCATTGATGGAACATTTAGTTACTTAGCAGAAGCTGGAGATAGATATGTTTCCAAACAAAAAGCTCTGGGTAGTGAGTCTGTAAATCTACATAAGCAGAATGAAGCTTTAAAAACTGAAATTAGCGAAAAGGCAGCTAAAGAGCGTCTAAAACTGCTTGAAAAGTACATGCCAGAGATCAAGATTCGCAATGAACTGCAAAAACAGCTCAAAGAGATTGAGCAATTAAGAAGTAGCGGAGCTATTAGTGGTGATGACGCAAAATACGTTTCAAACAAAGCAAGGTGGGATTCTGCTTATGAGTTAGCTGATGTTGCCAAAGAAAAAGCCGTGAGTTTTGAAGATAGACTCAAAGGAACTTATGATCCGGCTCAAGATGAAATGAATAAACTCCAAGAAAGATTAGCGTTTTATAAATCTTTCAATGAGCAGAAGCTTTTATCAGATCAAGAGTTGTCTGAAAGGCAAAAAGCACTTTGGGATGAGTATAATCTCAATAAAAAGAACCAAGAGCTTGATATGTACGCTGATAGTTTCTCTGCAATGAGTTCAGCATTAATGGACACGACAGAGTTAATCGGTCAAGCGGCAGGTAAACAGTCTGGTATTTATAAAGCTATGTTTGCTGCTTCCAAAGCATTTGCTATTGCTGAGTCTATCGTCAAGATTCAACAAGGTATTGCTAACGCTTCTGCTTTGCCGTGGCCACAAAACCTAAGTGCAATCGCAAGCGTCATTTCTGCCACGTCAAGTATCGTTTCTACCATTTCAGGTACAACAATGAACCTTTCAGGGCAAGCGCACTCGGGGATAGATAACATTCCAAGAGAGGGGACTTGGTTGCTTGATAAAGGTGAGCGTGTTGTTGATAGTCGGACTAACCAAGATTTGAAAAAATTCTTAGCTAATCAGCAGAAAGGATCTTCAAACCAAGGTAAGCCAGACATAAAGGTGAATATTATCAATAACGGTGAGCAAGTCAAAGCTAAGGCTGATGTAAAAGAGAAAGGTGGACAACTTGAAGTTACCGTTGAGCTTATTAGACAGATATCTAAACAAGTGGTTAATGAAACGATTGAAGACAACTTTAGACAAGGAGGCGTGTTCGCATGATCAGCGCAGAAATGAAACTTGAGCTTTCAAAGCTTGAGCAAAACGCCATGATTGACTTGTTTGAAGTAGATCTGCGCGGTCTGAAAGATAAAGACGGCATGAACGGTGAATTATACCGCTTTTATGCCGGCACGAACGAAATGCTTAATCCAATTGTGTGGCAAGGTAACACCTATCAACCGTTTGGGGCAAGCGCGACGGGATTTTCTTTGTCTGGAAAAGGACCGTCAAACCGCCCACAATTAACGCTCGCGAACTTCAATGGGTTTGTGACGGGAATTGCCAATCGGTTTGATCAATGTCTTGGCGCGATCGTGCGCAGACGACAGGTCTATGTACAACATCTTGATGCAGTAAATTTTAAAGATGGAAATACACAAGCAGATCCAACGCAAGAAGTACCTAGTTTTTTTATCATTGAGCAGTTATCTGTATTAAAGCGTGACGTTGCCGTGTTTGTGCTTGCGTTACCAACGGAAACGGACAACGCGTTTATTTCCTCTCGCACAATCGGGATCCACTGCGGTTGGCTGTATCGTTCTGCGGAATGTGGCTATACCGGTCCACCCGTCGCTGACGAGAAAGATCAACCCACAAAAAATCCGAAAAAAGATAAATGCAGTTGTTTGTTGACCGGTTGTGAAATAAGGAACAATACGCGAAATTATGGTGGATTCGTTTCTGTTAATAAGTTGAGTTAAAAAATGAATGAAAAGCTAAAACAAATATTAATCGACTACGCAAAGCAATGTGAGCCGCATGAAATGTGCGGCTTTGTTGTTTTTGACGGAAAAGAAAAAATCTTTATTGCTTGTGAAAATATCGCAGAAGATAAAGAGAATCACTTTGAGATTTCAGCAGATGATTTCTTAAAAGCGAGCGAATATGACGGAATCATCGCACTTGTTCACTCACACCCAAACGGCAAGCCGTTTCTATCCGCAATGGATCGTCAAACGCAGATGTTCTCAAATCTTGATTTCTGGCTTGTCTGTCATGATGATGTCCACGAGTTCCCCGTTATCCCACAACTTATCGGACGAGATTTTATCCACGGAAAAACAGATTGTTACACGCTATTCCGCGATTTTTATTAAGTGTGGTGCCGATGATTATGTGACATGGTGCATAGGGCATTTACTCGAACAAGCCGAACCCGATGCCTATGATCCCAAATTTAAGCAATGGCGCTTAGAACATCTGCCGATCATTCCTGAAAAATGGCAACTCATTCCCCGTAAAGATGTACACAAACAATTAACTATCGTTGAAAAATTGATTCATCAAGCGGATATTTTGATTAACGCAGGCGACCCCGATCGTGAAGGGCAGTTATTGGTGGATGAAGTGTTTAGCTATGCTAATTTAAGTGTCGATAAACTGAATCAGATTCAGCGTTGTTTAATTAGTGATCTGAATCCAAGTGCGGTTGAAAAAGCCGTGAACAAACTACAATCAAATCGCAATTTTATCCCTCTTGCTACTTCCGCTTTAGCACGAGCTAGGGCAGATTGGCTGTATGGTATTAACATGACACGCGCTTATACCTTGCGAGGTCGGCAAGCTGGTTATCAAGGTGTGTTGTCAGTGGGACGTGTACAAACCCCTGTGTTGGGCTTGATTGTGCGTCGAGATTTAGAGATCGAAAACTTCAAACCAAAGGATTTTTTGAAGTACTTGCCCATATTCAAGCGGAAACACCAGAAAAAATCACCGCACTTTCTGCGCAAGAGAAAGCGGACATTCCACAATTTAAAGCCTTATGGCAGCCAAGTAAGGCGTGCGAAGATTATCAGGACGAAGAAGGACGTGTGCTTTCGTTAGGGTTAGTGGAAAATGTAGTCAAACGGATTGCGCAACAACCTGCAGAGGTGGTGGAGTATGTGGATAAACGCGAACATGAAAGTGCGCCGTTGCCTTATTCTTTGTCCGCGTTACAAATTGATGCGGCGAAACGTTATGGCTTATCGGCACAAGAAGTATTGGATATTTGTCAACGTTTGTATGAAACGCACCGTTTGATTACATATCCGCGTTCGGATTGCCGTTATTTACCAGAAGAGCATTTCGCGGAACGCACAAAAGTCTTTCAGGCGATTTCTCGCCATATTTCAGACTATCAGCCTTTGCCTGATATTTTAAATCCAGAGCAAAAAATCGTTGCTGGAATGATAAAAAAGTAGAGGCACACCACGCCATTATTCCAACAGCGAAAAATACCCCCGTTAACCTGAATCAGCGTGAATGGCAAATTTATCATTTAATCGCACGGCAGTATTTAATGCAATTTTGTCCGGATGCAGAATATCGGAAAAGTAAAATAACCTTAAATATTGCGGGGGGCTCCTTTATTGCGCAAGCGCGGAATTTACAAGTTGCGGGCTGGAAACAACTTTTGGGGAAAGAAGACAGTGATGAGCAGCAAGAACCTTTATTACCTGTCGTGAAAAAAGGGCAGATTTTATTTTGCGAGAAAGGGGAAATTGTTAGTAAAAAACACAACCCCCTAAACCCTTTACTGATGCGACATTGCTTTCTGCAATGACCGGAATTGCGCGTTTTGTACAAGACAAAGAATTGAAAAAATTCTGCGGGAAACAGATGGGTTAGGGACAGAAGCAACAAGGGCTGGCATTATTGAACTCTTATTTAAGCGGGGTTTTTATATAAAAAGGACGCAATATTCACAGTACTGAAACTGGGCGTATTTTAATTCAAGCCTTACCCGATGTGGCAACACAGCCTGATATGACTGCGCATTGGGAATCACAATTGACCAGTATTAGTCAGAAAGAAATGAGTTATCAGCAATTTATGTCAACGTTGACGAACTTTTTACCTGAGTTGATGCGTTATGTGAACTTCGCCGCGTTACGCCAATTAAGTCAAGTGGAGAAACCTCCGTCTTTGAAAGAGACGAGCGCGAAGTCTAAAAAGCGTCCTACTTAGCAAGGTAAAATGCCAGTTAGATAAAAGTTACATCTTTTGGACTTTGCTCAGGTAAGCGGGGGCTAATTGAGGCTGAATGAGTGAGGAATTAAGTACTGTTGAATAAAATACCAACAAGTGACATGGGAATGAAGAAAATTACTTGCGCTTCATGACGATATTCGATAATATCCGCACGTTAATTTAAATGCAAATTTGCACTTTAGAGAAGAGTATAATGTATCAAACACTATTATTGGGTTATGCAATCATTGCAATTGTCATCGTCTTTCTGATCTTGATTCAACAAGGTAAAGGTGCGGATGCTGGTGCGTCTTTTGGCGGTGGTGCCTCTGGTACAATTTTTGGTTCTGTTGGGTCAGGTAACTTTTTATCTAAAATGACAGCGCTTTTAGCGACAGCGTTTTTTGTGATGAGTATTGTGATTGGCAATGTTAACTCTCACCGTAATAACGTCAAGCAAGGCAAATTTGATGATTTATCTGCAACAGCTGAGCAAATTCAACAACAGCAAAAAATAGATGCGCCAGCGGTTGAGACAAAAAATAGCGATATTCCTCAATAATTAAAAAGATTAAGCTCTGGTGGTGGAATTGGTAGACACGCTATCTTGAGGGGGTAGTGTCCATCGGACGTGCGAGTTCAAGTCTCGCCCAGAGCACCATTCATAAAAAGACGGTTTTTTAGCCGTCTTTTCTTTTTATTGTTATTTAGTGTTATTTGTTGTTAAAGCAATGATTTGACCACCATCTTATCATTTCTCTTATTTCCTCTCTTTGCTTTCTTTTGTTATTTGTTGTTAAATATTGTCATACGATTACGCCAAAATTACGCCAAAAATGGACGAGGATAATATGGCAACAATAAGAAAACGCGGGAACTCATACCGAGCTGAAATCAGTAAAAACGGCATAAGAAAATCAGCCACATTTAAAACAAAATCAGAAGCTAATGCTTGGGCTGTCGATGAAGAAAGAAAAATAGAAGATCTAGCGAAAGGTATTGCACCGGATATTGCTTTTAAAGACGTAATAGAACGCTATCAAAATGAAGTATCTATCACTAAAAAAGGCGCAAGAAATGAAATAATAAGACTGAACCGCTTTTTAAGATACGATATTACGAATCTGTATATTCGGGATTTAAGAAAAGAAGATTTTGAAGAGTGGATCAAACTTAGATTAAGTGAAGTGGCTCCGGCTAGCGTTAGGCGAGAACTTGTTACTATATCGTCTGTGCTGACTGCTGCAATAAACCGATGGGGGTATATTTCAAAGCATCCAATGATTGGTGTTGAAAAGCCAAAAAATTCAGTAGAAAGAAAAGAGCGATACTCAGAACAGGATATTAAAACAATATTAGAAACAGCCGGTTATTGCGAAGATAAACCACCCACAACGCTCAAACAAAGAGTGGCGGTTGCAATGTTATTCGCTATTGAAACGGCTATGCGTGCAGGGGAAATCGCTGGAATAAAGTGGAGTGATGTTTTTCTTGAGAAGAGAATAGTGCATATACCAACAACAAAAAACGGATACTCTAGAGATGTACCTCTTTCACAAAGAGCGATTGCACTAATCTTAAAAATGAAAGAAGTAGAAAATGGAGAGTTTGTATTTCAGACCGCGCCCGAATCATTAAGCACTACGTTTAGAGTGTTAAAGAAAGAGTGCGGACTTGAACATCTCCATTTTCACGATACAAGAAGGGAGGCGTTGACGAGATTATCTAAAAAAGTAGATGTGATGACGTTAGCGAAAATTAGCGGACATAGAGATTTAAGGATTTTACAAAACACATATTACGCACCGAATATGAGTGAGGTGGCTAATCTACTCGATTAATTCACTCTTCTTAAATAAGCTTTTTGCCACTTAATCACATCACCAGCCTTATATCTTTTACTTTCATTACTTCCTTTTTCTAATGAAACTGGGGATGGAAAGTCTTGGCGGGTAATAATATGACGAGATGTGTAATTGTAAGAACGATTAATCATGATAGAAATGTCTTCAATACTAAGAAGAACTGGACTATCTTCTTTAAGTTGAGCTAAGGCTCCAAGCCTCACGGAGCGTAGCACTTCATCTTGTTGTTTCTTTGTTAGAGAAATATTTTCCATTTTTACCTCACTTAAATAAAAAGCCGTCATGGACGGCTTCACTGAAACAGTTATATAAAATACGTCTTTCTTCGAACAAATCATCTCTTGAGATTGCACTTACATTTCCTACATTTTCTATACTCTTGTTTTGTACAAAACTGTTAAAAATAGCATCTTCTTGCTGTTTGTTTTCTACTACGATAGAAATCGTATATTTTTTTGGATATTCCATTTTTAATCCTTTCTTTTAGATAACAAAAAACCGCACAAAAGTGCGGTCGGTTTTCTTATGCTGCTTGCTGTAATTCAAATATTTTTGCGAGTTTTGTCAGCCCTTTTGCTGTTATTAATACACGCTCACAAACTTTTTCTGTGCCGTCATCACGCATTGCTACATGGATTTTATGTTCAAGTAATAGCTGTTGTAGTTTATCTTGGTAAGCAATCCAATTAGAGTTACCAGGTCGTTTATAGATCCACTTTTGTGATGATAGGAAATCAAACAGAAATTTTGGTTTTACACCTAAGTGTTTAGCAGAA